ATCCAAAATAGTATGAACTTTGTTGTTTTCTTTTATTGATTTGATTGGGAAAATAAGTTGGGTCTGTATTAGAATTCTCCCAACCATACTCTTTAACATTAGGTAATAAATAATGTGGTCGTCTACTTTGTATTGTTAAGTCAGTTGGTTGTGTCCATTTAACCTTAAACCTAAATTTTGATTTAGTAGGTATACCAATTGATTGGTCATTTGAAACAACTCTTTCTCCAAATTCATTGGTTATAACATAATCCAAATTCATCGGTAATTCTGTCAACCATGCTCCATCTCCATCAATAATGTTACCCGCTTGTTCCAATTCAAATACTTCCAAGACAGGATTACCATCTACATCTTGGTCTGCGGTTTGTCTAATCGCCAATATTTGACCAGGCCCTGAAGTCAAATCACACAAATTACCCATATTATCTTTGGGTTTACAATTTTTTCTTAACCTAAACTTGTCAGGAGTAGAAAAAACAGAACCCATAAAAACCGCAGTCGGTTGTATATCAACGTTAGCATCGTCTCTTAAATCGAAATCTAATCTGTTAATTGATATATCACATATTTCAGGGTCACCCCACAAAGGAGAAATCTCAGCATTTTTAGTTAAATTAATAATCTGAGGTAAAGAATTCAAATCATTTGATGTTCGAAATCTGTTACCCGCAACTTGTGCTTCTGTGGCTAAACCGATTCTAATTAAATCTTGAGGTGTTAAAGAAAATTCCCCGATGTCAGAAAGGTCAACATCCATGACTATCGTTCGTTCCCCCAACGGAACACCCATAATCATATAATCTCCACTATCATTAGTTTTTGTTGTAAACCTATAATATTTGTCGTAAATTTCTACGGCAGTACTTCCTGTTAGAACATCCGATTTTGTTGGTAATGTTCCAGTCGCAGCATGTTTTGAATAAGAAGGTGTATATGGTAATAGATTGTATCGATACCCATCACTATTTTTGTCATTTGGTGATTTGTATGGATAGATACTTGTTATTAATGGATTTGATTCGTCAACCTGTTCAATAGGTATGAATATAGAAACTCTAGCATTAGGTACCCCAAATCCATTATTTGCGGTGACCCTACCAACTAAAACACCATAATTAGCACAACTTCTTGTGTAGATATCTGTTTGTTGTATTTTAAGAGATAAAATTTCTAAGAACTCAAATTCTTGGTCTAACTGTACATTAATTGATTTGTTAATACCAAGTTCGGTCCTAATTCTATATGAATCACCCATGTAATATCTTTAATTTATAAATAGTTTATGTGTAATTTTTAAGAAACAAATAGACACACATTGTAAATTATAAACCAAAGCTTAGGATAATAAACCTATTAAGAGAATGTTGTGGATTGGAAGTTTACTACTGAAACTTTAATATCCTTATTTGGATATCTTATTTGATAAACTTGTGAAGGCTGAGCAAAAATAGTGTCGGCAACAGGAGCAATTTGTCTCGTTTCAGGATCAGAATATTGCATAGATGTTTCAGCCGAAGAATATTGTCCACCCACATTATTGAATACCTTAATTCCTGCTACTGTAAGTACACCATTTTGGTTCTGTACAATACTTTGTATCTCAGACAAATAAACATTCTGTCCTAATTCCCTCACTTGTGGATTAAAGTAAGTCGAAATTCTGTCTACAACATCAGCAATAACTTGTCCTGAATTCTGTGCCGAAGTTAATACAACTGATACCTCAACACTAAGATCAATTACTTCAGCAGTCAAAATGGAAATATAGTCATTAATCATTCTATAATTAGAAAGATAGGTTGCAACATTTTGTCTCAAGGTGTTCGATACAATATTAGTTAATTTACCAGAGGTATCGTAAGACAACAATTGAATTAAAATTTTATTATCGTTTTCTGTAACTGAAACTTTTGCAGGTGCTCCAAATTCTGAAGGCATATTCCTGATGATAGATTCGTAGTCTTGAACTGTCACCGCTCTCTTCTGTGCGGAAAAGTTGAATGATACATAATTTCTAATTTCTTCCAAAGATGGTAACCCTGCTCCACCAATTGCAGCAGTAACGTTGTTACATCTCAAAGAATTAACTACCGATGAGTTTGTTAGTTCTGATGGACCATTAACAAAGAAAGATACAGTACCAATCTGAGTGATAACATTTGTTCCCAAGTTAGTACCTAAACCACCCCCAACTCTATATTGAACAAACAGAGTTGAATTCGGAGTTAAAGCCGAACCCAAAGATAAATTGTTTGAATATCTTTGTAGGTCTATCGTTGCCCCTAATGTTGTAAATTGATTTAACGCATCTTGTGCCGTATTGGTTCCTCCACCAAAAGTTAATTTCTTAAACCCTTCAGGAGTGTATTCACTAATGAATCTATTTTGTGTTTGAATATATCTACCAACTTTAATTCCTGGTTGGTCGGAAACTTTTGTAGGGTCTTCAATAAAAACTCTATCTTCGGCAAGGGCATCTACTTCATACCATTTGTTAGGAACTCCTAAGAATTCCGCCGCTGTAGGTATGTTTGTATATTCAGTACCACTTTTAAGTAATACACTTGTGATTCCTAATACATTTTTTTCAGGTAAGAATAATTCAAAAAATGGCTTAACATCGTTTGGAGTAATAACCCTTTTGAAAACTTTAGTAATACCATTAACAACTAATTCTCTCTTGGTAATAGTATAATTAACCAAAACATTATTGGCATTGAAGTTAGGTATTTTTAATCTGTTGGGAAACCCTTGGGCATTATATGGTGATGTAAAATCAACGTCATATATGTTTTCAAATATTATACCAGCACCTGACACTTGAGACCCTCTCGCTAAAGTTCCAAGATATCTCTCATCTTCTTTATCTCCAAAGGCAGGTACGGTAATTGAAAAATCTACTAAAGATACTGATGGTCTTTGTCCAGGAAGTTTTAATCCATAAGTTCTCGCAATATTATATATTGAAGATCTTTGTTGCGCATATTGAAGTACTGTTTCTTGAATACTTCTATCTATGTGATAATGTAAGTTATCAGCAACCGCAGCATTCAAGTCCAAAAATACCGAGAATACAGATGCGTCATTAAAATCCTGAATCAATTCAGGATAGTATGTTCTTACATAGTTTAATAACTCAGTTCTTATCCCCTGATAATCTCTAGTTGTATATGAAATTTTACGATTTGCCATCTATATTAAATATTAATAATAACAAAATCACTTTGAGCAAAAGTCGATCTGTTGTTCGAGTAATCTATTCTAATTTTAGCGGTATATTCCGAAGTTCCTTTTCCAGGTAATCTATAAATTGGAGACTCGCTTGTTCCAAGTGTATTTTCACCTAACATGGTATCAACTTCTTCCATTGGGTCAGCAGGTGTGATTGATATTTGATTCAATAACAGGTTTGGCATATAAACTTGAACAGCATCTCTTATATCTGATTGTATTGCATCAAAAGTTAAACCATCAAATGGCTCAAATAAAAATTCATACAGTCTTGTTCCAAAATCAGGTAAAAAATACCTACTACCTTTTCTAGTTAAAAGAAGGTGAATTAAGTCAGATTTAATTTGCTGAGATTCTAATTGGGTAAGTTCTAAAAAATCACCCCGTCTCGAATCTCTGAAAGGAAAGTTTATTCCATATGTTACTCCGTTCGCCATAAAGATAAATATAAGACCCTTGTTTTTCCTTATAAATAGCCACAAATAAAAAATCCCGATATATATCGGGATTAATTATTTAATTAGGAAGAACAACCGAAACATTCAATTTCAATTCCTTCTGGTTTTGGTGGTAAATTCATACTACTATAATCAACTTTAGGAACTTCAACATTTGGTTTTGGTTTTTGTGCCTTTGACATATCCAACGCTAAGTGTTTAGCCCCTGTTGAAATTGCCTTAGTCCTTACATAATAACACAATGTTTTCAAACCTTTTTCCCACGAGTGAAAGTGAGATGATGTAATTTTAGACAACGTAGGGTTCGACATATATATGTTCATAGACTGAGACTGATCAATGAATGGTGCTCTATCTGCCGCCATATTAATCAAATCTCTCTGAGAAATCTCCCAAATTGTTTTATACTTAGGAATTAAATGCTCAATTCTCTTAACCTTTTTGTTATAGTTTTTGTCTTCAGGGTCAAGGTATTGATTGAAGTTAATGTTTTGAATTGAACCTTCATTCATAATAATTTCATTCTTCAAATCTTCGGACCAAATACCAATTTTTTCAAAGTCATTAATCAAGTACTTGTTCACAATCATAATCTCCCCACCAACAACTCTTCTATTAAACAATGCGGAATGTGCTGGTTCGGTCATCTCAAATGAACCAGTAATTTTTGCTGAAGACGCGACTGGCATCTGAGCAGTGAATAAGGAGTTACAAACACCAAATTCTTGTACGTCTTTTTTCAACGTTTCCCAATCCAAGAATAATTCAGAGTCATTCAACCCCCACATATCAAATTGGAAAATCCCTTTCGACATTGGAGAACCTTTGAAGAATTCGTAAGGGTGTCTAATTCCTTTCTTACACAAATCATTACTTTCAGTGATTGCCGCATAATAAATTGCCTCAAAAATATTCTTATTCAAAGTTTTAGCTTCATCTGAAGTGAATACATAGTCCAATAAACAGAATACGTCAGCTAAACCTTGTACCCCAATACCAATCGCTCTTTGTTCTAAACCTCCTTTAAGACCTTTTTCAGTTGAATAATTATTCTTGTCGATAACATTGTTCAACGCTCTAACCGCCTTTCTAACTTCTTCAATCAATAGTTTGTAATCAAACTTACCATCAACAATAAAGTTTTTAAGTACGATTGATGATAGTGTACAAATCGCAGTTGTATTCTCATCAGTATACTGATAGATTTCATTACATAGGTTAGATTGTTTAATCACACCAATGTTTTGATGATTTGTTTTTTTGTTCGCACTATCTTTAGCACATAAGTAAGGTACACCAGTTTCAACTTGAGATTCAATGACTTTACTCCAAATCTCTTGTGCTTTTACTTTTCGACCGATTCCTGCTTTTACCGCCAACTGATAGTTTCTTTCATATTCATCACCGAAACATTCCTGTAATGGTTTAATACCCGCTTTGATAATATCATTCGGACAGAACAAATACCAATCTTCATTGTTTTTAACTGCTCTCATGAAGTTATCAGGAATCCAAAGTGCGGTAAATAAATCTCTCGCTCTTAATTCTTCAGCACCTGTATTCTTTTTGATATCCAATAAATCAAAAATATCTTTGTGCCATGGTTCCAAGTATATCGCAGCACTACCAGGTCTTCTTCCTTGTTGGTTAAAGAATCTCAATGATTCGTTTACAATCTTAAGATATTTTAACAATCCACCAGCAAAACCACCAGATGATTTGATTCTACTTTCTTTACTTCTGATGTTTGACATAGACAATCCAATACCCGCAGCATCTGAAGAATAGGTTGAGATGTCATTCAAGGTTTTTAGTAATCCTTCTCTTGAATCTGAATTATTATAATGTAACACACAAGACGCTAACTGAGGAACTTTGGTTCCTGAGTTAATCATAATTGGTGTTGCCTTAGAAATTCTCTGACTTGATAATGAATGATAATATTCTACCGCTTCTTCGAATGAATTAGTTACCCATAGAGCAACTCTCATATACATATGTTGTGGTCTTTCGATTACTTTACCCTGAGGAGTTTTCAACAAGTACATTTCTTGTAGTGATCTCCATCCAAAGTAATCAAAATTGTAATCATTCTCATGATTGATTACCTCATCAATCTTAGACGGACCATACTTTTCAATCACCTCCATTAGGTCATCATGAACTACACCATCAACATGAAGGGTGTGCATTACATTTGAAAAACTTGGATCGGTATCTTTATGATACGATGAAATCGCAACTGAAGCCGCAAGTCTAGAATAATCATAATGACTACCAGTATATGCCGCAGCGATTTCATAAACAAGTTTATCTAACTCTTTTGTGGTTATATTACCTTCAGTTGGTACTGATGTAATAACTTTAATGAATATTTCATCAGAGTTAACAGTCAAACCCTTAGCAGCTCGTTTAATTCTATTATAAATTTTTTGTGGATTGAAGGCAACATCCTCCCCTCCTCTTTTTTTAATTTTTAATGACATCATAGATATAAAAGTATTAAATTAAAAATCAGAATCAAATGATAACTCTTCGTTTAGTTTAGCTTTTTGGTATTCCATTGTTCTTGACTCAAAGAAGTTACCCTTTGTTTCAACTGCAATTTGTTCCATAAACTTGAATGGTTGTTCAACATTGAATTCTTTTTTACATCCAAACTTAACCAACAATCCATCAGTAACGAATTCCAAATATTGTTTCATAAGATTGGAGTTCATACCAATAAGTGAAACAGGTAATGATTCAGTGATGAATTCTTTTTCAATCTCCAATGCAGACAATAGAATTTCTTTGATTCTTTTTTCTGATGGTTTAGTTTCCAAGTGATTATTAACCAAGTGAATTGCAAAGTCACAGTGAAGATTCTCGTCTTTGAAAATCAAACTGTTTGCATTACACAAACCTTGCATAATACCTCTCGACTTCAACCAGAAAATTGAACAGAAAGACCCTGAAAAGAAGATACCTTCAACCGCAGCGAATGCCACAAGTCTCTCTTGAAATGATGCGTTTTCAATCCAATCAAGAGCCCACTTAGCCTTCTTTTGAACTGCAGGTAGATTATCTAATGCTGTGAAACAAAGTTGTTTTTCTTTTTCGTTTGAGATATATGTATCGATGAGTAATGAATACATCAAGCTATGAATGTTTTCCATCATCAACTGAAATCCATAGAAAAATTTAGCTTCAGGATATTGTACTTCCTTTAAGAAATTTTCTGCAAGATTTTCATTAACAATACCATCAGAAGCTGCGAAGAATGATAAAATATTTTTAACGAAATATTGTTCATTTTCAGTAAGATTATTCCAATCTCTAATATCGTTAGTCAAATCTACCTCTTCAGCAGTCCAAAATGCTGCTTGATGTTGTTTGTAAAATTCCCAAATATCATTGTGCTCAATGGGGAATATAACGAATCTGTTGGGATTCTCTATTAAAATTTTTTCCATAATTAATTGTGTGTTTTATAATTGTTGTTGTTCCTTTTGTTTTCTCTTCTCCATCAATTCTTTGACTCTGTCTCTCTTCTTCTCTTCTTGTTGTTCCTCAAATCCTAAGAACGTTACTGAACTTTCAGTATCAATTTCAAGAAGTTCATTGTTGAATTTACAGTTCTCGAATACAACCCCATCCTTTCCAAGACGAGACTTTGTTATCGCGATTGTCGCCAAATTCATTTCTTTCTGTTGAAGTGTTTTTGCCACCGTGATGATGACGTGTCCAACTTGGGCCTTTTTGATTGACCCTCCCATTTGGTCAGTGGTTACTACCTCTGAAGAAATAGAACTTCTATTCCCTTGAGTTGCAGTCCAACCAACCAAGTTGAGTTCGTGGCACATTGCCTCAAACCCTCTCATTACCGAACCTTCGGCTTTCCACTCGTCCTTTGATGATGATTCAGGTAATACACAATCGATATAATCTAACATAATCATATCAAGTTTATTTCCATCCGCAATCATTTTTCTAACCTGATTTTTAAGTTGGTTCATTGTCATAGTATCCGATGCCAATTTCTTCAATACAAGTTTGTTTTTCATTGTTTCTTGTATTTCAGTAACCTTTGACATTACATCTTCTCTATGTTTTGCCAACTCATCAGGTGGGATACCTGTCCATATTGTGAAGTGCTTCCTTTGGACAATTTTAGGATTGTCTTCGAAGAATACTTGAAGGACATTGTACCCCAAGTTGAATGCAGTATTTGCAATCTTGGTTAAGATAGTTGTCTTACCCACACCAGTTGGTGCAAGGATTACACCTATCTCACCCTTCGCTAAACCACCCTTAAGTAGTTTATCAATACCAGGTATACCCATAGGTATTGGATGTCTATAATCCTCATCTAATACTGTTTCTAAATCAGAGAAAATATCCGTCTGACCTTTCTCTATTTCACCTACCTGTAATGCCTCCCTAACTAACCCCTCCACTTTATCGTAAGATTCAAAATCTCCTTGAGTGATAATTTTTTGTGCCTTATCCATAGCCTTTTGAAGTTCTTGTTGTTTACAGAATTTCAAAGCCTTTTCTTGGACAAACTGTGTTCCTTCGAATGGTGCATCCTTAACTTGTTTTAGTGTATCCAAAACAATTTTAGCAACCAATTCTTGAGAAACTTCAGACTTGATAATTTGTTCGAGAGTTTCGAAGTTAGGGGTTGATTCATACTTCACATAGTACTCCTTAATCATTTGTAAAATGATTTTGAAATACTTGTTATCAAAGTATGTTGACTCGATGACATCAAGAATAGATGATGAAAAATCTTTATCTACCACAATCTGATTCAATAACTGAATCTGGAAAGTGTTCCCTAAGTAATCGAAATTTTTGTTCATATATTTGTATTGCTCCCCTGTGTATTATTAAATACTCACTTACTCAAATCAAAATCCAAATATTGATAAGATAATCTCTGTTCTGAAAAAATGTCAGTCAATTCTCTGAGAATGTCTTTCAAAAATGGTCGTACGTCAACGGTATAACGAACCTTGGGTGGAAAATATTTTCCATCAAAAATTCTATGACAAATTGTCGTGTCCCCATTCTTAACAAAGATGTTAAAGATTTCTGGTCCATCAGTATAAGAGGTGTCCATAACTGATGGGTCATGCATGATAGATTCACTATTGTCCGTCATGTAAATCACAGTCTTCATTTTCAAATGATACTGTAAGTCATCCTTGATTTCGTTAATCAAGTTATAGAATTCAATTGAGTTTTTTGCGTTAGGATTATAACCTCTAACATTGAAATACCTTTGAACTACAATGTTGTCGTTAAGGGTTAGAAGGAATTCCATTTTAGTACTGTCTTGCTCTTTCATAAAGTTTTTAATTTTTGTTTGTGTTTCTTTTTTCTTTTCGTGTAAGTTTCATAAATGGTTTGAGGAAATTTACCCAAGCTTCATCATTCTTGGGTAGATACTTGAAGAGTCCGTCCTCCATCATCATTCTCATCAAGTTTTTGTATCCACGGTCTGTGGGGTCTATTGTGTCTGTATGAATTTGTTCCACCAATTCTTTTCCTTCTTCAGTAATCAAAGGGTTATGTAGGTCAACGATTTTTTTGTTTGTATCATAGAAATCTTGGCCAAATGTACCGCTTTTAGTTTTACCAATCAAAATGTTTTCTAACGCCTTTGGTTTTTTCTTTTGCTCGATACTTCGTGCGTTATCCAAGATTTCTTCGATAGTACATGATTTCTCTAACAATTCGGGAAACAATTTGACCAAAGTCTTTTCTCCCAACATTTCTATACCATCTATGTTATCAGACTTATCCCCTGTCATAATCTTGGTTAATAAGACGTTTTGGTGGGGTATGTTGACCTTATTAATAGTAATCATGTCTCCATGCCTATAATATTGTTTAGAGGTCGGAGAATAGATGGTTACCCGTTCTGATATAAGTTGAGTTAAGTCTTTGTCGGCAGAAAAAATTATGATTTCTTCATCGATAGATAATTTGGTATAGTAAGCTATAAGGTCATCTGCTTCGTTGTTAATCATTTCAACTTGACGCACGAATATCTCCTCAAGGTATTGTTTGACCCGAGACTTCTGTTGAAGATATGATTCGTACTTAAACTCATTCATATCTTGACGACGATTTGCTTTGTATTGAGGATATATGGATTTCCTTATGGAGGAATTGGAGTTTCCATCCCAAAATACCACAACCTTATCATGATTGTGTTCTTCTAAAAATTTTCTCAAGATGTTTATAAAATGGTAGATTCCACCTAAGTGGTCTCCACCATTATACAACTCCTTTACTCCATGAAATCCAATTTTGAACAGATTGTCTCCGTCCACTAATAACGTTTTAATCACAATTCGTGATTTAAGTGTGAATAATAAACTAGTCTTCTTTT